GAGAACCTGCGGGCCGTGCTCTGGTGCATCTACGAGGGCTGTCACTCCCCGACCGAGCAGTACGGGGAGACGGTCAGGATCCCCCGAGAGGCTGAGTAAGAAACCAGTGGTCCAGGCGAGCCCTGGCCGGCACGGTGCCGGTCAGGGCTTCGCCCTTCTACTGAGCTAGCCCGCTATGACGGGCTCGATGCATTGAGCAGGCTGGCACCTCTGGGGTAGGAGAGCCACCATGAGCGAGCTTTACATTCCGATCAGCACCAACACGACCATCCTCCGGCCGCACCCAGACGGGTGGTCGATGCATCTCTGGCGGACCAACGTTCCGGCCGTGATCGACTCCGAGTCGGTGATTTTCCGGCCGTCAGATTCGAGTTCCGGGGCTCTGTGTCGCCCGCCCTTGTTGAGAGGCTGTCATGACCCACGCCGGCGATATCGCGGCCCACCTACTTCTGACCTACCCAACGGATGAGGGCTACGTCATCGCGTTCTCGCGGCCGCAGAAGACGGGAGACCCGGGTTTAGACGTCCTGTTCGTGAAGCAGGCCCTCAAGGGCATCACCGGCGGCTTTCTCCTAGAGGCCAAGCTCTGGGCCACATACGCTGAGGCAGCGGCAGTGGCTGCTAGCTGGTCTCATACCCAGCCGACAACCACGCGCATCCTGAAGGTCCGACGTCAAGCACCGATCACCATCCTGGAGGACCTGCCTGCGCACGTCCTGGACGCGCTGGCGGAGATCTAATGAGCCGGCCGAACGCTCGGCAGCGAAGGCTTCGAAAGCTCCTTGACGAGCTTCTGGCGCGGTGCAGGCTCCGAGGGATCACGAGCTACTCGCTTCGCCAGCACGTTCATGACAGCTTCTGTTCCGGAGTCCACGTTGACGAGCCGCTCTACGAGCTTCGGCAGCAGTACGCCGATGAGACATCGTCCGCCGGTCTCGCGGCTCAGCTCGCCCACCTCCTGGAGGTATGGGGCGAGAAGAAGCTTCGGGCCACGATCGAGAAGACCGGTGGAGTTCTGGACGCGTTGGCAGTGGCCACGAGCTCGACTCCGGAGGAGCTGGACAAGGACATTGGCCTGGAGAACATCAACGCCGACGGCGAGATAGTCTGGTGAGTCCAGGCCATTACGTCGTCGTGAGAGGTCGCCTCTGCGTGGTTGTAGCGCTCACCGAGACCGGAGAAGTCCTATTAGCGGATGAGGCGACCGGTGACGAGCAGTGGGCAGATTACTTCGCCGTTCGGATCATTGATCCGAACGCGGACCCGAGTCAAGTTCTAGAGGCGATGGCGACGATTTTCAGGAAGGAGAAGGACGATGCCCAAATCCAAGACTCGGCTTGCGACCCCGATACCATCGACCTTTAGCATCGGCGACGAGGTTACTCTCCTGGTCCGCCGGCGGCGTCGCTTCACCGTTTACGTCCAACGGGTTCTGGTTACGGTCGTCGATGTCCACTACAACAACGACACGAACCCCGTCTTCTATACCGTGAGCCTGGGCATGGGCGGTACCCTCCAGGCAGTGCCATCAGAGTTGCGGCCCGGCAACCCCTTGGATCGAATCGTCCAGGCCATAGAGGACTCCAGGTAACCGCGTCCCATCCCTGAGCAATTAAGGAGGGCCGCCTACGGATGAGGGCGGCCCGCTATAGACAGAACGCTCGATGCATCCGATCTGAGCCCCTTTTACCTTGAAGGGTGGTGACCGATGGCTCGTAAATCAGAGGCTTCAAAGCGATGGTACTGTCCCAAGTGCGGACGAAAGACCCTCCAGCGACGCGAGGAGTCCGTCTACAAGAAAGGGAAACTGGTCTTCTGGGTCTGCCGACACGCCTACGTCAGCCCCCATGAGCGCTACGCCATGGGCCTGACCCCAGGCCATACGACGCGAACCTTCTGGGAGCTAAAGCGAGCCAAGATGGGCCCCACCTGTGGGGCCGAGATCCGTCACCCGGACCGCGATGCTGAGATCAGCGACTACCACGGGGTCCTCGACAAGCTCGTTCGGGCGACCTCCACGGAGCCGATCAGGGACTATCTTCTGGAGCATTACCCTACCATCCACAGAAAGGGTATGGAGATCCTCTACTCGTCCGAGACGCTCGACCTCGTACGTATTCGCGATCAGGACGGTGTCGCTGCTTGGATCTACTGGAAGTGTACCTGGGAGCCGGGCCGCGACCGCAACGAGATCCCCTGGTCGATCTTCCAAGGTGCTGTCGGTGACTACATCACCTTCAACGGGTTCAAGGCCAGCCGAATCTTCGCCACCGACCGGTACCCGGTCTGGTCGAAGGACGTGGGCAAGGCGACCATCAACGCGGCCTTCTTCAATAAGTTCTCCAAGGCCCAGGTCGTCAAGTGGGCGCAAGACCTGGAGCAAGCCCTGCCTGAGATGATGGCACGCGCCCAATCCGAGCGAGCGCGCTGGACCGCCGAGGAGCAAACCCTACGGATGGAGGTTCAGAGCATCAGTCCGCTCGTAGCTGTGACCTCGTACGACGGCGAGTTGCGGACCGCACGCATCAGAATCTACAAGCTGCTCACTCCTGAGCAGGCCAAGGCCATCGCCGAGGTCTTGAAGGATGGAGGTGCTCAATGAGCCTGGTCGCGGTCGAGTTCGACTCTGACGGTCGGGCCCATCGGCTGATCATGACCTTCGGTCCGCAGCCAGAGGTACTGGTTCACATCGCCCCCTGCGAGAGGCACAACAACATCATTGGTGCGCTGCGCAGCTTCGGGATCAACCCGGAGTCCGACGAGTGATCTCGGCTCTCCATCACATAGCGGGCTGCCCACGCTGGGCTGGTGACTGCGCACCGTTCGCAGTGGCCTCGTTCCAGTCGCCGACTGGCGGGCGGTCCGCGAACGTCGATGCATTGGAGGCGGTCCGCGTTGCATCAGCCCTTCGCCCTAGAGGAGGCTCATAGCGGGCTACCTGACGCAACGTGTCATGATGTATCTGACGCATCGCGTCATGATGATGGAGGTCACGTCGGGGTTCGGTGAGACGCGGCCCACCATCACATCAATGCAACGACCGATCGATGAATCTTTAGAAGGAATTCCATGCAATACCGCGAGCTGATCGCCGGAGACCTGGTCTGGTACTACAAGCGACTGGGCACGATCGTGAAGCGGAGCCTCGTCGGAGCTCCTCTGGCCGTTGAGGTCGAGGACGATGGTGGTCTGGTCCGCCAGTTCCCGATCGTCGACCCGTCGGTCGTCCAACCACTGCCCAACCAGAACCTCGGTGTCCTGGATGTTCTGCACGGCGTGACGCGGCCCAACCTCACGGACCGCGAGAAGCTGGACCGGATTGCGGAGAAGTGGCTCGCCGATCCACGGGTTGGTGATGTGTTCGATCGCGACAATAGAGTGTGGGTGGAGATCTACGAGATCCATCCGGATCAATCAATCGGGGCCCGCCTCCACACTCCAATCGGTATGCCGCCCTACAGCAACTACCAGAGTGTCGTCTTCAAGGATGCTAACTCCTTGAGGCGGCGCTTCCAATTCAAGACAAAGCCGGGCTATGAGCTCAGGCCTTACGCGACAGAGCGCCCCGATTATGCGGGCCACCCCCTATTGAGCGCCCCCTGGAGTAGCCCGCTATTCTCCTGGGAGTCGCTTGTGCAGGATCATGAGACTTAGAGCCGATATCGATCTATCGATCTATCAAATATATCGATAGATCGCTACCTTGGTATCTCACCCCGGGTATAACGGACTTATGAAGAAGACCCACCAGCACAACCTTCGATTGACTGATCACCAGGAGCGTCTGCTGCAGCGCTATCGCTACTACCGAGGGTTCCGCACTGAGATGGATGCGGTCCGGGCAATGATCGATGGACTGGAGGCGTGGTTCCAACGCACCCTTGGCCAGCCAGAGTTCGCCCAGCACGACGAGGTGGCATCACATCAATCCAACCCAGAGGCGGGAGCATCGCATCAATCGAAGACCCTTGTGGAAGACCATAGCGGGCTACCCTCAGCGATCGATGTGGAGGAGCCTGATGGCGATACATCAGTCGGCGACTTCGCGGGCCGTCCATCGATTGCACTGCCCGAGTCTCGGGCATTTGATGACGACTAGGTCGCACCCAAGCCTGCGCTTAGCGTAGGATTACATCGGTGGACCCGGACATCGTACATGACCCTGTTTTCCAGGAGCTGCTCAAAAAGCACGAGGTAGCAGCCAGGAAACTTCGTGACGCCGTCATTGCGATGCGGGCCTTCTACCTAACCCATCACAAGCGGCCTGAAGACGAGACCACCACAGAGAAGTGGCGTGGCGCTGTGCTGGGCGAAGATGCGGCCCGGACCCATGAAGCTGCCGTAGACGCGGCCGCCAACCTGTTGCGATATGGGTTCGAGCTCGCGCCACACTCCAATTGCCCTGTTCACCTAGAAGAATTGTACAAGCTGAAGGCGGACCACCGTGAACGCCTAGAACGGCGGACCGGCTGGGGAAAGGGTGATCCACACCCTAAGGGTATCGAAGAGCAGGTCCATGTAGATGGCGGACCGCCGATCACCTTGGTGTTCAAGCCCTCAGCATGGGAGTTCACGGAGAGGGGCAAGAGGGCCGCCGCCCGCAGACAGCCCGCTATTCTCCCTGAAGACACTCCGTCCTCAGAGCCCCCACCTGAGTGATATGCAGTTGTGGAGTGATGTTGGCAATGTACACATCACATCCATACCATGAGCCGGACGACCGCACAGGGTAGCCCGCTATGTAACTGTGTATCAGGGAGATGGGCCCGCCGTCACCTTATGCGCCCCACCCAAGAGCATCATGTTCTTCAATGAGCATCGTACTTTTCGCTCTAGACATGATGCACTTTTGCACCTCAAAAATTCTGGGACCGACGCGCCGTGGATGAGATGCAGTCAGTCAGAGTGGATGAGATGCAGTCAGTCAGAGTGGATGAGATGCAGCGATCGGCGCAGCTCGCCGAGGGCCGGGCCGGTCCCTAGATGAGATGCAGTCAGAGTGTGCGATGCAGTCAGAGTGGATGAGTGGATGAGTGGGCCCCTCTCAGAACCCTCAGAATCGCCTATAAACCCCATACAAACCTAAACGTACAAACGACACGGGGTTACGTCGCCTGCTGGTAACCCATTGCTACTGTTGGGGTTACCCTATGTTATCGATGCTCCCGTGTCCGAACATACAATACCCCCTAAAGGAATACATCCAAGGTGCTTGATCTCACTTTCAAGCGCACTCCGCCCTGACAGCGTGTTTGTCTGATCTGGACGCTTGGTAAACAAGGACTTACCCAGGTGACCTCGTCAATGTCGAACGTCGTGTCTGATTGTTCGGACACGCCCTGCCCGGTGTTGCCCGGTGTTGCCCGGTGTTGCCCGGTGTTGCCCGGTGTTGCCCGGTGTTGCCCGGTGTTGCCCAGGTATCCCTGGCTCCTGGGGTAGCGCCTTGACACCCCGCGTCGTCCCGACGCGCTACCTGCTCAACCTGCTCAACCTGCTCAACCTGCTCAACCTGCTCAACCTGCTCAACCTGCTCACCGTGCGGTGCCATGCGTTGGACACGCGCTCGTGTTCGTGATCGTGTTCGTGATCGCGTTCGTGATCGCATTCGTGTTCGTGTCTGTGCTCGCAGTAGCTCCCCTAGTAGGAGAGCTATCTGGGCCGCAAAATTTTGAAACGGTGGGTAGAACCCCGCATGCACAGTCAACTAAACCCACCGCCCAACGAGCAGCTGGAGGCCCTTGTCAGGCACCTCCGAATCTACCTCCGATCCAACGTCCACGACTACCAGGGGTGGCTCAAGCACGTCGGTGAGAGGGCAGTTCAGATCGCTGACGGGCAGGACGGCCTAAACGGCAATTACGGCTGCAGCAACTGCAGTTGCAGGCTCGGCGGCTACCGTGTTTGCCTCGACCCTGACGGCACCGTACGTATCATCGATCCTTCCGTCGACCCTTCCGTTGAAGGGACACTACTCGCAGCCGATAGCGCCAACGCCATCAACTACGCTCTCACCCACGTGGACGTCGTTCTCAAGCTCATAAAGCCGCTCTTGGACGAGCTCATGGTCTTGGACATGCTGGCTGAGTTGGGCTCCTAGTAGGGGCCGCAAATCCTTTGAAACACCCAGGAGATCAAATGCAAATCGTCGCCTTCACCAGCCACTCGAACGAGTCGGTTAAGCTAATCATCGAGCTCTATGAGAATGGGGCCGCCGACTTCTACATGACCAAGGATGGGACCAGTGTAGGGTGCGTTGGTATGGACGATACGAGGCGGGCCGCATTGCTTCGTGTTCTCCTCGCCCACGCTGCACCCGAGACGCGCCGCGACATCATGGGGTGGCTCATCAAAGACTCCCCACTAAACGCACTAGGACAAGCCTAGTACGGGCCGCAAATTCTTGAAACGGCATGGACTTAGGTGGTAGAACAGGTAGGTATGGACTGGACCGACGAAGACACTGTGCTTCTCCAACTGGTGAACCGGGTCCGCCGAATTAAGGGCCCTGGCAAGCGCCAATTGCGTCGAACAGCAACTCCAGGTGATGGAGCCGATTCCTAGCCTCATCAAGCTCAGCCTCGCAGTTCAAGACGACGCGGTAAACTTTCTTCTCCGGGGCGAGGAGGTCGATCAGAATGCGCAATGCCTGCGCTCTTACTTCAAAACCTCCTGTGGTGACTAGGCGGATCAGCATCGGAGCGAAGGGGGTGCAGTCAAAACTCTCAAGAGCATAGAGTAGCGTGCCCCTTGAGCCCAACGTGTGATCGTGATCGATCAGCTTTGCAAGCGGCGCAGCGGCCCTACTATCGCCAATCTCCCTCAATGCCATTGCCACAGCATTTCGAATTACCCTGTCGTCAGTCTCTTGGAGAACCTCAAGGAGGACTGGGACGGCCTCTGCGCTGTGTTGTCGGCCGAGGCTCTCTGCCGCATCTACGGCCTCGTCCCGTGATTCGGACCGCAACTGCTCCAGCAAGTGTCCCATATCACTCACGCCCTACTCCTCGCGCTCCTGCTCGCGCTCCTTACGGCGCTCCTCCCACAGCCGCCGGTACTCCCGATTCCACCGGCGGTGCATCTCCTTACGAATCATGTTGAAGAGCCTCACTCGGGTCATGCCGAGGTTACCGTGCCGGGCCACCAACTCCTCGATCCGGCTCTTGATGTGGAACTCGATCGGACGTCCGGAGAGATAACCTCCCCGAGCCTCAGCCGCGTCGAGGATCTCGCCGATCAGCTGCTTGGGGGTCTTCCTCTCGAACTCGACCGCCTCCACGATCTGGTCCAGCACGGTCCGAGGGCACTTGCGGTCCATGTGCATGGCGTCGCATCCCTCGCAGTAGAAACGCTTGAGGCAGGTGTAACGTACGCTTAGATGGCCTCCGGAGATGCGCTGGTCACAGCGAGGATCGTGGTCAACGCTCGGCCCCCACACGCGTTGCTTCAAATTCATCTGAGGTGTCATGTCCTCTTCCTGTTCTACCGGCGTTTGACCCGATAGGTGCAGGCCGTCCTAATGCATCGAGTGGTTGGCCGCAACATTTTCGAGCGATCTCCGGGTAAGAGAATGGTATGAGTCACGAGCTGATCGTCTTCCAGAAATCAGACACCGACAAGAACTACCGGGCGGAGCTAGCCATCCAGTTCGGCCCCGTGTATTCCTCGATCATCAGAATCCGAGATGGGAGGGAGGGAGACCTCCGTATCGTCGTGGCGAACGAGGCGCTGATGGATCTGGCAAAGCTGATCAATGAGCGGTTCCCCTTGGACATGCTGGGGCGCATTACATGACACCTGCGGAGGAGATTCGGGCCGCACTTTTTTCGAACCACGTCAGTAGCCTTCGGGAAAACGTGTTGAAGGCCGACCCTAACTGCGACCTGGTCCGCAAAATGGACCAGCTCGTGAAGTCGTTCGGACTGAAGTGGGAGGGGTTCAAGTGGTCGTTCGATAATCAGAAATACCAATGGGACGGCAAGAGTCAGACGCTTCGAGGTGACTCAGTCCAGAACATCCTCCACGAGCTCGGCCACTATCAGGTCGCTTCCCCTAAGCGTCGGCTTCTGAAGGGCTTTGGCCTGGGCTCGGAGCCTGACGGCGGAAACTGCGATTCGATCATGGCCGGTGACTACGATTTCCGAGAGGAGTCGCGCGCATCGCTCATGGGAATTCTCTGGGTCCACCACATCGGCGGAGAGTGGCGCAAGAACATGGATGACCACGAGTGGGACGAGGTCGCGTTAACCAGGATGGGCCGTGATGAGACATTCGACGAGACAATCGCCTGGCTGACCAAGCACGGGATCCTGGTGGCCGGCGTTCCACAGGTCAAGATCAGGACCCACCGCGACCACCACTCCCACCTCCTGAGAGTCCAATGAAATACGTAGTGACCCGATTCGGACGGTCTCTGTCCAGAGATGGCGGTGACGAGTTCATACGGCTGGAGCTCGCCATCAGCGACGACAAGCAGCGTGTGGTCCTAAGCGAGCGTCGCTTCAGCGAAGGAAGGCTCGCTGGCCAGGTTGGGATGATGAAGGACGAGGTATTGGAGTTGATGAGGCTGTTGGGCCGCGAGTTCGTGCTAGACGACCTGGCCCGAATCTAGTGACAGCGGCACCTGCCGCAGAGCGGCATCCCGCAGACCATCGGTCCGATTACTGAGTCGCAGTCCGTGGAAGCCGCTCTTCCACACCGACACTTCAGTCCACGGTGGCGAGCGCAGAACTTGCCCTCGGACTTGGGGTGCTTGACGTGGCACATTCCAGCCCAAGACATCACGAAGGAGCACTCGATAAGCTCGGGTAGAGCCGGTGCGCCTACGACCCGACGTGTTGCCGAGGTTGATGGTCTGGTGTGGGCCGGCCGGGCGCCCCAATCAGAGTCGGCGCATCGGTCGCATGCCGGGAAGATCGCCCAGTGGGCGTCAAGTCCTCCCCCAGGTCCGTAGGACGCGACGCCCCAAGCGGAGCAAGTCGCGGCTACGTTACAGAAGGAGCACTCACCTATCTTGGGGGTTTTACGAGCCTTCTCAGAGACAGGCGTAGGGTGGGCGGCCACCATGGCTCGACAGTGCGGACAGTGCGGACAGGTCACTACAGGTGCGTTCGGCATCGTTCTCCTCCTTTATGATCTAGAAGGTTGAATCCAGCCTAATCTCGCACTTCGTTTTCAAAATTTGCGGCTCGATGCGTCCAACAGCATCTCGCTGATGAGCTCGTTCATGATTGCGGCCCGGCCCGGCTGGCCAAGCCGATCGAGCATGACCCTCGTGAGTTGCTAGATCCTGGTCTGATCGAGGATGACTCTGTCTCCACCGCTGGTCCAGACAGCCACGCGACCGTCGGAATCGAAGGTCAAGTTGATGGCGCTCCGCTCGCAAAGCGAGAGGATATTTCCACCCTCCGTCCACCATGACTTGTCGGGCATCAGATCCTCGCCATGTCCTCAAGGATCAGAACACGCCGCAACTCTGGCATGATTAGTTTGCGGGCCACGTCAGTATCCCAATCGTACTCCAGCGGACCGTTACCGATCCACGCATGAAAAAGAGTGCGGCTCGGTAGGAGAAGGTCTACCGCAGTGACCCAGCCGGTATCTGAGCATCGAAGCCCTAACCGGCCGGTCTCGGCGTAACACTCCGTGTAACCGACTACCGGGGTTCTGAGAGTTTCCCGATTCTCCCAGACGACCTTGTAGTCCTTCGGGTTGAGCAACTTGAGCGCGGCAAGGATCCTGGTCGCAACCATTTGGATCTCAATGACCAGGTCCTCGTTGTTGGGGTCGTCAGATGGGTGCATTAGATCTCCGCCAGTCGGTCCAGGACGCCCAGACGGAAGACCTTCTCAGGGCGAACACGGTATACATCGCTGGAGCCATCAACCTGAACCCTCGCCCATGACGCTCCGTTCGGGTAGTAGATGTGCGGACCACGATCAACACCCTGAGCCTCCCAGCCATGAAAAGTGCCCTTGGCGAGCTTCACGTTGCTAATGAGGTAGCGCCCGCATGAGCTTGGACCAGAGACCCAGCACTCGACTCGGTCCCCAGGTTGAAGGGTGATGTCCACTAGATATCCGCCAGCGCGTCTAGCACGAACGCTGTACCCAGGTCGGCCGAGAACAATGCGATCAGCTCCTCTGATCCAGAGGACACCTCGATATGATCTACGTTTACTGGGAGTAGATCATCAGGTGCATCGATGTAGTCGTCCGGCTCATCGAACTCGGCGTTGTAGTAGCTGAGGACGACCTCATGAGATGACACTTGGTTTACGGTCAGCGCGAACAGGCAACCTGAGGCGGTCCAGACGGCCACCACACGCCAGACACCGAAGAGGGTTGTGGAATTGGTGTAGCAGTCCTCCTCCTCCGGGTGACCGTATACGGGCCACGGGTTTAACGCCGTGGCGACGTAGTCTATGCATCGATAGATGAGAGCGTTGATGTCACTCCGCTCGCACAATCGGAAGTCGGTCGGTCCTTGTGGCGGGCGTTGGGTCATCTCGTCTCCGTCAGGACAGCTCTCAGGCACTCTCACCTTATACCGAAGCCAGTCTGCCCGCCTCGACCATGGAGTCGATGAAGTTATTGGTCCAGGTGGTGGTGACGACCCGTCCTGACTTCGCGTCCTCGTAGAGGATGTTCGAGCCATCGAACCAGAACTCTCCAGCTCCCGGAGAGACGATAACCTCGCACTGGTCGCCCTCGTTGAGGTACGCGACGGACACTTGTTGAACGATCTTGTAGCGCCTTCCAACCTCAGACACCAGATTCCTACCTTTACTTCTTTGAGTCGGCCGCATCAACCAGGCGACAACCTCGGGCCTTCGTCTCCAGTTGATTCAGGACCTCGAACAGCTCGCCTTGGTCGACTACGAAAGGGTAGTGTCTCCCCAAAAGAACCTCTTCTCCTTTCTCGTCGACCCACCGACCTGCTGGGTTGGTGTTGTAGTAAGTGTTTCCCTCGTAGGTAAGCACCATTCCATCGACGCCACTACGGTTGAAGTAGCTGATGGTCGGAGGAGGACCCTCAGGCGAGCTCCACCACGCCCGCAACGCCCAGCCGACCCCGACTAGGCAGAGGCAGAATACGACGTCATTCCAGGGATGCCTTCGGTGCGCGGGCTCAACCACAGGCTCAACCACATCGGTGCGCTCTTTTGACTTCATTAACGTCTCTCAGTCTGTCTCAACTACGATGCCGTTGAGATGACACTGCAACTAGACGTCCTCCGGACCCGGTCCGAGCCTGAGGCTCAGCAATAGTCGCAGTAGTCCATCCACAGCTTTCCGTGCCTGCACGTCTTCGACTCGAAGACGGCAGCAGGATCTTCGGCTTTTTTGGGCACGGTGCGCGACTCGGTTGTCTGTCCGGCGGTACGACGCGCTTGAGCGAGTGTGAGGTCCCTGCCGATGATGAGCGTTCGTCGAGCTGGGCTGGACGGGATCTTGTAGACCGCGAACCGCCTTCGACGGCCGGCAGCGTGGTCGGGTACGATCAGGTAGTAGTGCCCGTCGTACCCGACCCGACGCAGAATCTCGTGCGTCTCGCTGGCCATACCCTAGACCTTGCTGGAGTAGCCGCCGTTGGAGGCGCGGAACTGGGCGGTCCAATCCCAGTTATTCCGAACGAACCTCTCGTACTCGCCCGAGTCGATCTCGATGAGATCCTCGCCGGCGTCCTTCGTCATCTCCAGAAGACCGATCGCATTGTCGAACGCGTCGGTGTGAACCGTCGGAACCTTGAGACCGAGGTTGGTCTGGATCCCCTTGCCGCTCATAGCGTCCTTGAGCATCGAGTCGAGCCTCTCGATGGCCAGCCGGCGAAACTCCGCCTGCGCCTCTTCCACGATCTCGACGTGTTCGCTGCGGTTCTTCCGCAGGTGATCCAGCAGAGTCGAGATCTTGACCTTGTAGGTCCGTCCGTGACCGATTCCCATCATGTGATTACCTCTTCTGTGGTTAGTCCTGCTCCGCCTTGAACCGAGCTCGGTAGGCGACCAGGTCGGGCTCATCGCCCCTTCTAGTGATGTTGCCGTCCCAGTCGACGACTACATCGTCCTCGCTGAAGTGCGAGACATGCTTGAATGAGTTGGTGTTCTCGACAGCCACACAGCGCTCTGGGTCGGTCATGTTGGACCGCATTGTCTGGTGTTCCCCGTCATCCGGAACGTCATCGCGCCGGAGAACGGTGCCGGTCAAGTAGTAAAGACCAGAGAGCACCTTGCCGTTGCCGTCCGTGAAACGGAAGGCGAAAGGCCTGGCCCCATACCGCTCGACCACATCGGCCTTAGCTCGGGCCGCACACGCGGCGAGGTCTCGGGTCTCAACCTCGAACGACGACTGCTCCAGGAAAAAGGTCCCGGGGGAGTAGTAGGTGCAGAACAGCTGCTTGGCCTTAGCTTCGGTGAGCTGGGCCTCAAGCTTCTCGACATCGGTCATTCGCTGACTCATTGAATTCACTCCTCCACCCACTCCTTGAAGTCGAACTTCTTCGAGTCGTAGGGCAGCGCGATCAGGCCTCCGTCCGTGGTCGGCCAGTAACGACCTCCGTGCATCATCTCCATGTCACCCATGACGAGCTTGTCGTCATGGGTGACATTACGACCGTGCTTTAGACGTTTGCCTTGCATCGCCCGCCTGAAGTCCTTGAACCGCCACTGAAACCGGCGAGGTTCCTTGCCGGTACGAAATCCTGGTAGGTTCACCGCCTTCCAATCCTCAGCTGGGATCATTCGGCACCTCAACTCCACACGCCCTGCAGCGAAGGTCAGCTCCCCGACCTTGGAACCCACGATAGAGCGGACCAGGTGGGTGGCCGGCCAGGCGGCACCAGAACCGACCGATCGGTCCTGGTATTACCCCGACCCGAGGAGCGAACAGGCTAGCTATCCACCGCACCATCGTGACCTACGAGTCCAACAGAGCCTCGATCTCGTCGAGCTCCATCTCGGTACGAGCTCCCTCGCTGATGAGGCTCTTGAGCTTCTGGGTGGTAGCGTCAAGCTTCTTTTTGCGCCCATCGTAACCGACGACGTTGATCCGCAGCTTGAAGTCCTCCTCCCACTCGGCGACGGTGAAACCCCCGTGTGTGAAGGGAGGAGGCTCCACGCCCAGACGCTCCGCTGCGGTCTTGCGAAGCCCCTCTGTCGTCAGCAAGAACGACAACGCGGCGACGAGCTTGTCGAAGTCGCCCGCGCCCACGGTGTTCAGGTTGACGAAGTCCCCGTTGGGATACTTGAACACCGCGTTGGTGTTCCACCTGGCTCGTGGCTTGGTGCCGAGAGAGCCCTTCTGCTCCTCTACCTTCGCCATCAACAGCTTGATCTTCTCGTCGTTCTTGGAAACCTTGTCGCTCATCGCTCTTCCTTAGATGGCGCGGACCGCGCCCTGCTCGTTCTTGACACTGATGACGAAGAAGTCCATCTCGGCGACCTCCTCATGGGTGACGTTTTTGTAAGGGCCGAATTTGCCCTCCATTGGCCAGACAAGGTCACCCTCGGGCGTCACCTTTATAGCGTCGGCGCACTCTTGCATCTGCCAGGTCTCCGTATCGGGCGTAATCCGACCAGCAGAATTCCAGCAATTTGCATAACGATAGTTGAACTCGATTCGATGGAAGCCGTCGGGTCGCTTGACGTAGAAGGTGTCTCTAACGCTCCACCGATCTTTGAGCTCCGGCTTAGCCGTATTGCCTACGATCTCGACAACCTTGCTGCCGTAGATCGACTTCATGTAATTCTCGAACTCGTCGGCGTAGAGAGGCGACGGCTCATCGCTGAGCTTCTCTGCGAGACCAGTGAACCCCTTCTGGACCCAGTAGTCGCTCTTACCGTCCACGCTGACGAAGATGTGCTGCTTGCTCCGCGTCACCAGACGGTTGTTGTAGTAATAGGAAGAACCGCTCAACTCGTAGTAGTCGTGCCGGCCCAGATACATGACGTCGACGTTGTCCTTGGTCCGGTAAACGCACCCCTCCTGCATGTCCTTCTTGCCGACCTTCTTGGTCTGCAACTTCGTGTAGCTGGCCGACTCCTTGTAGTCCTCAGAACAGGTAGGAATCAGCATCACCTTGCTGTTGCTGCCGCCGCCCCAGGCGTAGGCGAACTCACCCTCCAACCCTTTTCCTTGGATGGCGGACGTGTGCTCCAGGATAAACAGTAGGTTCTCGACGCTGATCTCGAACTCGAATCCTCGTGGATCGTAGATACGAATCCAAGCGCGGCGACCTCCCCAACGGGAGCTGTAATCGCCGACCTTCTTGTTGAGCACGAAGCCGGTCATCGGCTCGTTGTCGAACTCCATCGGCTCGATCTTCTTATCGCGCCAGCCCTCCCAGCTCCTCTCCATGCGGAGCTTGCCCTTGACATCGTAGTAGACAACGAAGGCAAGCTTGCCGGTGTAAGTCCCCTCTCGGTTCTGGAACCCGACCTTGATCTTCTCTGGGATGGTGAGTTTATCGTGCGTCACTTCCGACCTCTGGCGGGAGTCTCGGCTCTCCAGTCGAGCGTTGTCGCACCTCTCCGTCGATACGTGATGTCCTCATCATCACCGGCTATGACGACGATACTGATTACCTCCTCGGCCAGCGCGTCAACGATCTTGCTCATGTTGTTCTTCTACCCGGCCCACCGTCACGACCACGGGGCTCTGGTCGCAAGTACACGAGAATTTCTTCCGGGTAGAACAAGGACATGATCGATAAGCATTGGGTAGACCTTGGAGACGACGAGATCAGCCTGGTCATCGACCCTCTCAACGAGCCCCCTCACGGAGCTCCTGTCACGCCTGTGACCACTACCGATGTCGCAATGGTGGACGGCAAGATAGTCGCCGTTCCGCTCTCATCGGACGAGGCTCGGGCGCTCCTGCGCGCGCTCATCAACCTCTACCCGCTTGATGCTCTGAGCGGGATCTGAGACAACAGGACTAACGAAGGAAGCATGGCAGAGCGGTCTAATGCACCTGATTTGAAATCAGGAGAGGGTCACACCTCCGGGGGTTCGAATCCCTCTGCTTCCGTAGGGCCCAACAGGATGGACCATGTCAGAAAAGCTAAGGGCGATCGACATCGATTGTCCGAATCAGTGGTGTGGTGCGAAGACCGGCGAGCCGTGCAGCCGGAACAGTCGTGTCGTCTACATGTGCCAACGTAGACGGGGACAGGCCGAACTCCGCTCCACCATGCGGTATGGTCACAACTCAGGGCGGTTAGGCGCTCAATGAGCGAGCCGGTTCGCGTAGACCTGACCACGGACATCTACCTACTCATCACCAAAACCCAGACTTTCTATCCGGTGCAGTTCATCTGCAACGACGGTCAGATCGTCCTGAATTTCAACGAGGACGACGCGAGAAAAGTCATGAGCGCTCTGATGACGGCCTTTCCTCTGGACGCTCTGGGGTCGTTGAGGCGTTGATCTCGGCCAACAAATCGAGCACGTTCAGCTTGATCAGGCTGTGGCCATAGACCGCCTGGAGCTCACCGTTATCCCACCGCACCAAGACGCCTGTCAAGGTGCTGGTGGGGGCGTCCTCGTCAACGGTCCCGCGTTGTTCATGCGGCCGGTTGGTGTCGAAATTAGCGTAGACAGACCGATACTGAACACGCTCGCCCTTAAAATAGTGAATCGGTGGATTCCACCGAAGAGGGTTCGAGTTAGCGCTCAAATGATCTTCCCACCGGTCTTATCGGACAGGTCCCAATACTGGTTGATGAGTCCCAGGATGTGGACTGCCGACACGTTCTTGTGAAAGGCAATGTTCGGACCATGTCCGTCCAGGTGGACCGCCCAAACACCGTGAGCAATCATCCTCATGTTGAGAGCGGTGTTCTCGCCACACTGGACGGACCCACACTCGAACTCCTTTTGGGATGCGATGTTGATGATCGTGTCGCGTCCCAGATTCGTCTGCTCTCGCATCGGGCAGTGGAAATGCACGATGGAGTGGACGGCGTCTCCGAGCTTGGCATAGATCAACGCCTGAGTGTGCTCACCTACGGATGGTTTGCGGCCACCAGCTCGTATCGACTGGTCGCCTCGACGCTCGTCTCTCGCCTCGAAGATGCGCGCCATGCCCTCCTCGAAAACCTTGTTGTGGTCGACCTTGCGGACCGATGAGATCCGACGATAGATGTAGTCAGAATCGAGAATCTTGCAGCCGAAGTGGCCGGATGTCTTCCCCAGGAAGGGTTTGAAGGCGCCGCGCTCGATGAGGTGCTTGAGCACAGGAACGAAGTTCTGCGGAATGGCCCCCTTCTCGTGCAGCAGAAGAGGGCTCGCCATTGCATCGTCAACCATGATCGTGCTGGCGAAGTCGAGTTTCGTACGGGCCGCGATCATCGTAGCCAGAGTCTGAACCGAGGCCCTACGACTCTTGTCGTGATAGGGGAACTCCTCCGGCGTGACGACCATGTTGTGGTGATTCTGAACATCATTGGCGAAGACGAGATTGCAGCTGCTCTGCTTGAGCAGCGTGAGCCCGGCCTTGTAGGTCTCCTGCGGGGACTCACCGGCGGTCGCCTTGAACCCGACCAGGAAAATGTCCTTTCGTTGCTCGCGGATTCTCTTGATGATCTTCTGGGCTGGACTGAGGCCCATGCACAGCCCCTTGCTGGCCCCGGGATAGGGCGGAGAGGTGCGGAGTCGCGGCTGGTCCTTACCGAAGTCGCAGATCGAGTTGCCGGAGGCGTTGGCCATGTAGGTGATGTCGGTCGGCTCCCAGTCACAGACTGCGGCGGCCATAACAATGCACCGAGTCTCATCGTCCGCGACCAGGGAGGTGACGAGCTGCGCCAGGTCGTCGTTGGTCTCCAGTCGGCTGATACCTGCAGCCTCGAAGGCGTCCCGCTCATCGTACGTCAATGAGCTCTCACCTCTGGCAAGCTGGGTCCGGATCAGGTGAACCTGCGGTGGCGCGTCCTCCTTGAGAAGCTGCGCCTTGAGGTGTGACGCGATCAGGCGTCCGACAGCTCCGTAGGCGGGGGCGCAGAGGGAGAAGTGAGGAGCGACGTGGACCATGGTCCCGCCGGTGATGATATAGAACCGCTGAAGATGGCGACCCATCGAAGACTCCTAGGGACTGTCGAAGCCCCGTTTCCGTAGCGGAAGATCGTCAGGATCTTCCCGAAGGGAGTGTCTTACTCCATCGCGGTTATACCCGAGGGAAGGTGGCCACCTTTGGTATCTATGCGTGCTTCGTCCGACGCATGTACGAATCGGGTATAGCCGCAGTGCCACCTCAACGACAATGTAGTTGAGGCGTGGTTACGCGTCCGGCTCGAAGCCGCCTAAGAGACCTTGGAGCTCGTCGGGCCGCGTCTCACGGAAGTGAGCCAGCGCGCGCCCGTAGAAGTCAGCGTAGCTTGGAATCCGACTCTGTAGATTAGACGTTGATGAGAGTAGGGCGAGGACGTGCGAGGCCTCTAGCTCCGTCGGATCGATCTCTTCGAGCGCGTCACTCACGCCGAGGAAGGCCTTCTCGTCACGCTCAGGAACCTCGTGACCGAGCATAGAGAAAAGTGCATCGGTGGAACCAATCAGGTTGTCGACCACTCCGAGAATGATGTCGAGTCCCCTTGCGGAATCGCCCCGAGCTCGACGCTCGTTAGCCATCGTTACGGCTATCAATACGGCCGTTCGTGCCTCTATCCGGGTGTCTGGCCCTTGCTTATCCGTCATTGCAGTTCCTTGAGGCGCGCGAGCAGCTTGGTGATGGGGTCCAGGTGTTCGCGGCCCACAGTGTAGAAGGTGTCGTTGATCTTCCGCACATGGTCGAAGGCATCCTTCTTCTCCCACCAGGCGTCGCGGGCCTCAACACTACCAGGGGTCGTGAGCATCGCCCCGGTATGCTGGCTCACGTAAATGTAGGCCATGGGCTTGACCTCGTGGGCCTCGTAATTATGGACCGTATCGACAAGGGCACGCTCCCAAGGAAAGGTCCGCCAGTACGTGTCGAATGCCAAGTCTCTGGACTTGACCTCGATCCGCTGGTCGCAGATCTTCAGATCCCAGGTATGCAGGTAGTCCTTGATCTCTTCGCGGGAGTTTCTCCACGAGTACTCGGGAACATCAACCTCAAATCCGTGCGCCTCGAAGAAGCGAGCTACGTATAGTTGCCACTTCCATCCGGCCTCGGTCAACGTTCTTGCGAGCTCGTCGTTCTCCATCCACGGGGTTGGTTGGCTGGCGGTCACTGGGATTACCCCTTGATATGGATCATGGCAGGTAGGCCAATTTCTGGTGCCTGTTTAAACCTTCGCCAACCTATCAAGTACGGTCCAGTGCTCCAACTGATCGGGACTGAATCTGATGTAAAGACAAGGCCACCTAGCTGGGTTGGACTGACCATCCTCCTCATAGTAAGGGTTAGAGATGACTGGGTGGTCCCAGCAGTGGTACAGGGTTGAAAAGTCGAGAACTGTGAACACGTGTCCGACGAGTCGTAGGTCGTAGTAGTCCGCGACTCTTACTACATCACCGGGCTTGAACTTGCTCATCAGATCACCGACAGCTGATCGAGGATCGTGGGCTCAGGGACAATCTGGCGAACCACTCGCTCGCTGGTCTTGCACCACCCGTAACGCTCGCGTCGATCTAGCTTGACCTCAACGATGTCAAGTCGATAGGGCGGACCGTGTTTGCCTGGATAAACTCCCTCATCGCCGTAGTACTCAAGGATGTCCTTCACACAGGCCGTCTTGAGCCTCGTGTTAGCCTCGGCGATGGTGGCGAAGTTGATAGCCGTGATGTGGTCACCGCACACATCGCAGATGTTGGCTCGCCGCAAGAACGTATACCGGCGGCCTGTACCGGGGAACGGGCTGAAGTAGCTGTAGCTGCCGACCGGCTCATCAGAAAAGAACTCGTTGGGGACCACGCGAGTGATACGGATTCTGTAGACAGTCTTCTGGATCACTTTCGCTTCTCGCTCTTCTCACCCTGCTCCATGTCGCCGGGTCGCGTCACCTGGACGATAATTCCGGCGTTGTCGAGCATGAGACCGATGGTGTTGGAGTGAACCGTTGTGCACCAGGTCTTGCGGCGCTCGTCCCAGATCACGAACGTATACGACTTCGTCTTGAAATCGTAGCTGATGACCTTACGCCGCTCCTTTCGCTTGTACTTCTCCAGGCAAAGGATGTCGCCCTCGCGGAGGAGGTGCGTGGACAACGCCATCCACCTCTCTCGTTGGAGGTTGTAGGCGTCCCTCATATTGTCAGCGCTCTTCGCCTTTATGCGAAGGTCGTGTGACTCCTCGGAGAGCTTCTTGTGCTTCTCCTTTAGGGCGTCGAGCTCGTTCCGCAGTGCGGTCGTGTCCGCTGACTCGCGGGCCGCGATGTACAGCTCCACCATCTCGTCGAACGCGCTGGCCTCGAACATCGCCGGGCCGAACATCGGGTTGCTGCCGGTCACGACCCAGCGACCTCGCCGGTTACGGAGATTGGACAACAGTGACTTGGCGTCCTCATTCACACTCATGGATTCCTCGTGTTCCTCGTGTTCCTCGTGTTCCTCGTGTTCCTCGTGGTCGGTCTCGACCTTCACGTTCTACCCGCGCTAATGCATCGAGTTTGGGCCTGGTGGTACGGCCTCTTTCCTGATCGATGGTGGAGCATCAATAGCTACGGGGTCCTGACGAAAAATGTACACACCGTTCTGTTCCTTAGACGATTCCTGGCTGGTTAAGCTAAACTAACCACCATGTCAAGTCCGTTCGACAAACCGCCCATGACTCAGCAACAGTTCGAAGCCGCGCTCGCCCATCGCGGCTTCACCTGGAACCAGAGTCGACAGTTATGGGTCGGACCGTTCGGGCTGACCGTGACCGGCATATCCAGCCAGGCCAACTTCATCACTGCCTCGGGCACGAACAACGCGCAGGGGATAGGAAACTCAGGTATCACCGGTGGAGGAATCGGTCCAGGTGTGTCTGGACTGAGGAAGACGCTGCTCGCGCAGGTGGACGAACAGCTACGCGCCAAGCGCGGGCTACCACGTCCTCTCCACAGGCCGTCCTATGATCCGCCAAACTCGCCACCACCTGTTCATTAGGAGTCATATGCCCACCTGGGATGACTATCACCGCGTCATCAATGGCTTCAACGTCGTAGTCGAAGGGGACCCGGCACCTGAGCGTCCAGCGAAGCCAGGCTGGGAGCTATTCGCAGACCCGGTCGGACGATTCGCCCTCTCCGTAGGCTCAGCGTCCCAGGAGACGGCTGCCAGGTACGGCGACGTAGACCTGGCTGATGTGGAGTTGACCGTGAAGGTTGGGCCGCGAACCATGACCGTTCGGTTCGCGCGTCAGTCTGAACCAAATGGGGCAACCTAGGACCTCGGTAACATATTTGGTGCAAAGAACAGTGTACACAAAGGTAACTCATGATACTACAAATACTTAGGGTGGTCTATGCCCATCTGGTGAACAAGGTAACTCCCCGGCCACGAAGAGAGGTCCTAAGTCCAACAGACAAGTGGCTTAGGCAGAAGAGGGCCGAGTTCAAAGCCGGCAAGCTCAAAAAAGGCGGCAAGCTGGACCTGCGATTTAACCCACTTGCGATGGACGACGGTCCGTGCTGCTTTCCCGTCAGAGACGGAACCAAGATCGAGGGTTTGCCGGACGATCCTGATCAATCTGAAGAACTCGCCTTCTTGGAGTGGATGGAGCAGCAGGGGATCAGCCTCCCGAAGAAGGCCATCCTGGAGAACGACAACCGGTGGCGTCAGATGGATCTGCGCTACAACCCACTGACCAACACCGAAGACCATTTCCTGCACCAGCGTGACGCGTCGTGACCCTGTCCTGGCCGGACGCGATCAACGGATCACTTGAGCTAGTTGGTGCACTTCTGTTGCTCGCCAACGTGCGGGCCATCCGTCGAGATAAGGAGCTCAAGGGTGTCGTCTGGTACCCCACGCTGTTTTTCACCACCTGGAGCTGCTGGAACCTCTTTTTTTATCCAAGCCTCGACCAGTGGATGAGCTTCGCAGGTGCGCTCCTGATGTTCGTCGCTAATTCACTGTGGCTAGGCCACATCTGGTACTACTGGAAGCGCTCGAACGATGTCGCCTGAAGACTACCGGCAGGCCCTAATCGAGCGCGGGTTCACCTACTGCGGTCGACGTGATCTGTGGGTCGGACCGTTCAACGTTCAGTTGAACGGCCAGTGGAATTGGGACCTCCGGCCGTTCGCGAGGACGGCCCGCGTCGATGAGCTTGCTGTAATCGACGCGAAGCTGCGAGCGAAACGCGGCCTACCACGTCCACCATCATCCGGGGGTCCTGGAGCTGGTCTCTACTAACTCGATGCATCTCCGCTCTCACGGGTAGAAGGAAAGAGAGAAGGAGGTGGCAATTGGGAACCGACGCCTTGACAGGTTGATCAGCTCATCCTAGTGTTGAGAAATGTCACATCAACACCTTGACTCGACTGTTCTCCTCGACCATTACAACGCCGGCCTGACCTACAAAACTATCGGCGCGCTCTATGGCGTCGATCTCGGCACTGTTCGGAATAGGTTGCTCAAGTTAGATGGGTTCAAACCCAGGACCCCGTGGTCGCACAAGCGCAAACACGAGATCATCGAAGACTACTTCGATACGATCAACACGCCGGCAAAGGCCTACTTGTTTGGGTTGCTGATGGCTGATGGCTGCAACATTGAGGGCTCATGTGTCTCATTAGACCTCACGGATCACGAACTGGTTGTGCTGTTCCGTAACGAACTTTGCCCTAAGAAGACGTTGAAGCTCTTAAACCGCGATCGTCCAGGCCACAAGAGGATCTACGCTTGTCGCATCAAAAGCGTGGCGCTTAGTCGAGCACTCGCCGCGCAAGGCATGGTGCAGAGTAAAACCCACAAGCTGGTCTATCCAAACCAGATTCCTCAGACACTCGATGCTCACTTTATCCGTGGTTACTTCGATGGGGACGGCTCGATCTACCATGTCGTACCGAGAAACTCGCCTAACTACAAGCGATGGCGATGGTGTATGGCGGGTCGTGAGGAATTCTTGAGAAGCGTTCAGGCTCGGATGGCCAGGGCGGTAGAAGTAAGAGGCAATATCAGAAAGATGAAGAGCATTCACTCCCTCTGCGTGGAGGGGAATCGGCAGATAGAGAGGCTGTGTCTCTGGATGTACTCAGAGGGGCCCTTTCTCAAACGCAAGCACGACCGGTTCCTGGAGCTTCTCAAAAGGTAGGGACATCATCGGAACAGACGCGCACCCGTGCATCGAGGTGAAGGGCAAGAACGGTCGGTGGGGTCTGCGAGACTCCAAGACCCGTTACTGGCGGCTTCGAGAGAAGAACGGCTGGAACTACGACGAGATGGACGCGCGGCGGCCGTCTTACATGAACGCGCTCAGCAACAGAAACTACGTCCTGTTCGCCGTGCTGGCGGACATCCGGAACTTCCACATCAAGCCTCTCCACTTCGCCAGGAGAGGGGTCCCGCACGACGTCTCGAAGGCGACTCTCAAGGACATCCCCACACACGAGGAGATGGGCGGTTACTCCGACTACCACGGTCACACCTGGTTTAACGTCCAAGAGCTCATGGACACAGACTGGGACGCCGTCGCCTGCCACGAGACGATGGCACTCTTCGCGGACGACTACTTGGAGTGGAAGGAGACCGGCAAGGTCCCTCCGGGTCTGGATCACGCCGAATACACCGGCGGCCGATCGATGTGGCACAAGGGTCTTCCAGAAGGGTTCCACCGACAAGTGACCGAAGAGGAGATGACCCTGCTGCTCCTCACCGAGGAGACCAAGAAGTTCGTCAGGTGGCGGAAGAACCGAATATCCAAGCAGCAGGAGAAGCTCGGCATCTTCTGTGGGATCGAGCTGCCACGAACCTATCGGGACCTCGTGTCCGATTTCATCGAAACCATCTCAGACATGGTGAAGCTCGGCCCGCCGGATCGGGTCCGAGTCGTCATCGCCTTCGATAACTAGCTAGACGAGAAGTTCGGTGTTACACTTAGCCCATGACATGGACGCCGCTTCCTGGATTTGAAGGACGATACGAGGTCCACCCAGAGGGCCGAGTGCGCAGTCTGATCGGGCCGCGAGGAAAACCCCGTGTAAGGGTCTTGAAAGGACGCTATCTGGCCAAGAGAGGCTACACCCAGCTCACACTGTCGAGCGCGTCCGGCCGTGTGATGAAACTTCTCCATCGAGCCGTGCTAGAGACATTCGTTGGTCCGTGCCCGGACGGATTGGAGGCCAGTCATCTAGATGACGACCCGACGAACAACAGCATCGAAAACCTTATGTGGGAAACTCGCTCAGAGAACTGCAAGCGTCGGAGCGTTCCCAGAGGGAATAACGCTAGGAACCGAAAGCTCACATCATCCGATGTAGCAGCCATTCGATATGAGCTGGAACTGGGGACCGCGAAGAGGGCTCTGGCACGGCGGTTCGGTGTGAGCCCGACGATGATCCGACACATCGCCAAGGGTGATAACTGGACGTAGGTCAAGTGGCTGCAGTACCTCATCACCAACTTCCTAACCCCTTGGGGTTACGTACTCAAGGGCAAGGTGACTTGGGAGGGGGAGAACGACGATGACGTTGGCTTCATCATCGTGGCCAACAACCAGATCTACGTGAATGAGGAGGCCAACGTTCTCGATAGGCTAGTTGCCGAGCTTTAGGTCGATCGCAAGTCCTTGTGATGCTATCCTGTGGTGTCAGATCCTAGTGGGAGACCCGCATGGCTAAGAGCATCATTGAGCCTTTGCTGAAGGACCACGCCAAGCTGCGGACGCTGGCCGGGGAGCTTCGCGCTTTCACTGAGCGTTTCGATCTGCCTGGCATGCGGCACACCGCTCAGGCCATGATCGATGTGGCGCGGCCGCACACCCTGAAGGAAGAGTCGGTGCTCTATCTGATCGGGATGAAGTTTCTGAAGGCTGACAACAAGAAGCTCCCCGAGCTGTTCCGAGAACACGACGAGACGATGGCCCGCCTTACTCGGCTGTCGCAACTCCTGTTTTCAGCAAGGATTACGAACATCGAAGAACCAGCTCGTCAGCTGGTGTTCGTTATCCTGGAGGGGCTAGAGCGCCACCTTGAGGACGAAGAGGTCAAGGTCTTCCCAGCTCTTGAGAGCTTGATCGACGACGAGACCAAGGAGTTGATTCTCCAACGCTACGGCAGCGCTGCGGGTGACGATTTCGACGAACTCGACCGCATGCCCCTGGTCTCAACCCCCGACGCCGGCATCAAGAACACCGAGGCGGGTGTTGACTCGGGCAGCATGGGCTTCATCTAATCGAAGCCAGAGCGTCTAGCACCCGGAACTCGACCTCAGGGTTGTCGCGTCCACGCACTCTGTAGAAACCCACCTTCAGATAAGCGTCATCATCCTCGTGGATGTGACACTCCCCATCAAAATCATCTAGTTCGTAGATGCCCGGGAAGACCTCACCGGTCTGAACCAGGACAAGGTTCATAGCTCTTGGGTAATCACGTCCTCGATGGTCACCTGACGTGACGAAATCAACCTGTTTGAAATCTCCCTTGAACCTACCTTGCCAGGGAGTGAGCCCAGCGCACCAGTCCTCGACTAGCTCCTGCGCGGTTCCAGGATAGGTCCACACGTGGCTACGGTAACCGTACTCCTCCTCAACGTAGATGTAGAGGTGATCCTGGTAGGAACCGGCACGGTTGAGGTAGTCCCAGTTAGACTGGGTGCGGCGTAGCCAGTTCTCTTCGGATCGCTCCTTGGACCGCTCTAGTCCGAACGCTCCAGGAACAGGAAACCGCTCGCGCTCGACGTGCTTAGGCATAAGGATCCCTACAAGATGTCTTTGATCTTCTCATCGATCTCGACCATGGTCTCGCGATCGTTGGACGACCAGAGGGTGGTTCGGATGTCTCTAAGGACTGCCGACAGCTCCGCCTCGCGTCGGAGCGACTCCGCGAGAGCAGCCTCTGCGGCCCGTCGGTCTGAATCCATACGCTCCAGCCAGAACCTGCTGAATCGGATCTCGATGGCAGCCCTCTTCAGAGCGCCGAAATGTGTGGTCCAGACGTCGAGGATGGAGTCGGTGAGAGGAACCAGCTCCTCGCGCTCCCGGTGGTAGTTGCGCTCGTCCGTCATATCACTCTCCCCTCTTGATGAGCATCTTGCTCACCGTCTTGATGAGCTCTAGTTGGATATCTGCGGACAGGGCTGACCAGTCGAGACCGATGGTCCGCAGCACTGCCTTGACGATCTCCAGCCCGTCGCTCTCCTGATTACTCCAGGGCTCGGTCTTGTAGTCGAGACCTCCGCACAAGTTGCAGTCTAGCTTGTAGCCCTGCGGCGAGATGGTGATGACACCGGCGCAGGCGTGCTTGCGGTCCTTTCGGTCACAATGACTCTCGCGGACCGCCTGAAGCAGCTTGTTGTCCTCTCGCTCAGTAGCCACGTGTCACCACCGCTGGGTTCGGCCATCCAGCGATGAAAGGAACGAGGATGGCCTTCAACATGGAATAGCGCCGATCGATCGTATACAGCACTCCATCGTTCTCCTTCAGCTTGCGCTCGATGGTTCGATTGAGGGCATCCAGGGTGCCTTGGGCGTCGTGCAGGACGTAGGGGTCGCCGTAGGGGTCGGTGACATCGGGCCACTCGCTGGTGTTGAGGCAGTCGCTCGGCATCCACTTAAGGAGGAGGAACTTCTTCTCCATCTTCTGCCTCTCGCGGTTCTTGGCGAAGAAGTCGTCGAGCTCTCCATCGTCGTGGCCACCACTCCCGATCGTACCCATCCTCAGCGAAGCGATGATCACTCCGCCATCCGAGAACAGGGCGTCGGCCGGAACCCCTTGAAGCGGGTCCTTATTGACCTCGCCGGTGGCCTCGACCAACCGGTCGAGCGGGTTCCTGGTCGCGGTGTACCAGTGCTCTGAGGCAGGCTGCCACTGGACGAGGCAGTCGTCATGGCCCTTGTCTACCAGGTAAATCTCAGTCTCGTAGCCCATTACACCTTCTCCTCTGCCTCGTTGATTGCGTTGACGATTCGGTCGAGCGCGTTTGGTGGCTTCTTTCTGATCTGGAACCTGAGCGTCTTGATGTCGTAGCCACGCTCGTCCAGCGCCTCCAGGAACGTCTTGTTGAAAAGCAAGAACAGTAGGTAGCCGCCGTCTTGAGAAGCGCACCCAGCGTCCCATGCAGCCTTCAGGTCGTAATCCTTTGCGCTCCAGAACACCCTGATTCTCGGCTCAAGCATCAGTGGCATCCTTGATAAGGCCGAGCTCTAGCGCCCGCGCCCGCTTCATGGTGAGCGACTTCCACTCGCCGTCGTCTAGGTCCTTGACCCAGACCTGGACCATATCGGGAGGCCCGGTCAGCTGGCAAAGGACGCACTCGGGGCCGTCGCACGGGACGTTGGAACTCTGGGTGTTGGTGCTCATGGTGTCGTTCTACCTCTGGCGCACACGGAGACGACGGCCGATGCATCGAGCTGTACACGAAAGAAGAGGCCGGGGCTATTAGCCCCGGCCTCTTCCCACGGACGTCAGAAGCCCACTTCGGGGCTACAGGAGTGAATTACAGCCCTAGAGCCTCAATGGCGGCGCCGATCATACCCAGCGTGGACCAATCGGTTAGAGGGTCACGCAAGAGACCTGACACGTCGTGGACCTCGACGTACGTTCTTTCTGAGTCGGCCTCGTTGCTGTGAGGCTTGCCGAGTTGGTCCATGACCGCCGCCATGTCCTCGTCATTGAGCTGGACCGCGTATACGTGGGCGTTGTGGGCCGACATCGTGCCCATCAGCTGACGTGTTCCGACAGGAACGATCCTGTCAGGGCTGATCCGCAGACCGGTCTCCTCTTCGAGCTCCGCGACGGCGGTACCGAAGGGGTCATCTCCCTTGAGCGACGACCCACCAGGCGTCTCCAGGATAAACCCGTTTGACGTAGACGCTGGAGATCGAAACTCGCGGACCATCACGGCCCTGATCTTGTCCGTCGACCTAAGCGGACGGTGGAGCAGGACAATGTGCATGATGTCGGGCCGCGAAATCACCACCTCGTTGACCTTGTTCCGGTTCTCTGAGGCGATGAAGACGTTGACGTGGGCCGCCCAGAAAAAAGGCTTACCGCTGTCTGGGAACAGGAAGACCGACTTGAAGCCATCAAGTCGGTTCCCGGCCCCCTTCTGCGCCTGCAGCCAACTCTGGAAGTGTGGAAGCACCCACACATGATGGGGGACCTGGAGTTCCCCGTCAGTCTGCGGCTCCTGTATCAAGCATACACCAGTGGTGCTGCTGCCGTAGGCGCCCAGACGCTGACCTTCCGGGCGCGGCTCTTGGAGTAGGAGGAGCGCTTCTCGCCCACCTTCATCCACTGCTCCCCGTAGAAGACGGACCCCCAGGTGCTCGGGCTCGGCGGGTGATCCTCGTGTGCATCAGCCCACACGCGGAGATCGTCGATGGAGACCACCCCGTGAACCGTCGTGTGGTGCAGCGCAGCCTTCCTAATCCGCTCCAACCAACCCCGGCTGGTTGTACAAGCGGGGGCTGTGCGGGCCGGAACCGTCGTCTCCTCGATGTGGACGACTGGCGTCGGATCCTCAGCCTTCTTGGGCTCTGGAGCCTTGACCTCACCGAGGAACTTGTCGGCATGCTGTTCGAGGACAGCGCGCGACCAGCGTGTATTGCAGAACATGTTGCTGCAGTTGAGGTGAGCGTCCTTCTTGTTGACGAGCCAATCGCTGACGACTCGTCGGTTGATGGTGGTGTCGCAGTTGGGGCACCGAAGTCCTGTAGTCATGTCGCCCTCCCTGATTTGACGATGTAATTGGTTCGAGATACCCTGAGCCAAATGGCTAGACGATTGTCTATAACCCCTGGAACAAAGTTCGGTCACTGGACCGTAATACGAGACGTTGACGGCCCCGGCCAGCGGCGCGTTGAAGCTCGCTGCGACTGCAGCGTTGAGAGGATTGTGTACCTCAGTAACCTACGTCACGGAAAATCCATATCCTGTGGGTGTTACCGCGCAGAGGTGGTAAGCGGACACGTGAAACACGGTTTCGCTGTCGCCGGCCAACGCCACTACCTCTACTCGCTCTGGCAGAGCAGAAAGAACGCCTGCACTAATCCCCAGAGACGTGAGTGGAATTACTACGGCGGTCGCGGCATCACATTTCACGGCGAGTGGGCCGACGACTTCACGAAGTTCTTTAACTGGGTTGAAACCAATCTCGGGGAACGGCCCGATGGGATGAGCCTGGACCGCATCGACAACGCACTGGGCTATGAGCCCGGAAACCTGCGCTGGGCAACAGCCCAACAGCAGGCCCAAAACCGTCGCGACAATGTAGAACTGACTCATCCCATCACCGGGGAAACTCTTGTGAAGGCGGAGTGGGCCCGCCGTTTAGGCATCGCGCCTAACGCCCTCGACTATCGGCTCGAAAACTGGTCACTCTGCAGGGCCTTGACAGAGCCCCCCAGAAAAAACCGGCGCCGAGCTACTTGACCACAAACTTCGTCCTGCAACTGATCATCCAGTTGAGTGTTCTCGGATCTACCAGCCGCTGCCCGCTGCCGCTCTCCTGGAAGCGGAGACGGCGGTGCTCATCGAAACTGAGCGTGTGGTAACCGACCATAGTCCGCTCATCGCCGGCGATGAGCTTGTCGACCTTGGCGGTCCAGGCCTTAGCGCTCTCGCTGCCCTTGCCGCCCTCCAGGGCCTTGGCGATTGCCTTGGGGTCCGGCTTCTTGTTGAAGTTGATGGTCATCGCCGTGCGAGGAAGCTCGGTCATGAGCTCGATTAGCCGGGTGCGGCTGACGGTCTCCTCCGTCTCGAACTGCTCGGCGAAGCTGAACTCCAGCTCGACGATCTCTGGTCCGATGTTCCAGCTGTTGCCGTTGCTGTTCTCGATCGTCAGCAGACCGTTGTGCCGGTCGATTGCCGTCACCTTGCCGAAGGAGTGTCGCGAGAATACGTCGCCGACCTTTATCTTCCTGGCATCACAGCGAGTGGTGGTTTCAGCGGGAATGGAAGTTGTCGAGGCCATCTGATTTACTCCGTGGCTTTGGGTCTGCCGTTCTTATACCCGTGATGCAATCCACTGATTCTTAGGTTCGGCATTGGGTTTCTACCCACGACTTCGCTAATCTGTAGCAACAGAGCCGCTCACGGGATCGTGTTTGCCGCAGTACACAAGAAAAATCTTGTGTACTGCGTCCGCGAACCCTATCTCAGAGCGTTATAGGAGGTTGGTCTTGAACCACGAGGATAGGGAGACCATGGACGACGACGTAACGGAGGCTGAGATCAAGGCCAGGATCCTCACCCAATTCGCCGCGAAGTGGGGCGACAAGGAGGCGGGCCGCCGGGTCAGGCTCCTCGAAGAGGTGATCCCCCGGGTCCCCGAATACGCCCAACTGAACAATCAGCGCGTGGACATCAGGGTTCACCCGGAGCACCTTGAGTTCTACATCAGTCAGTTGCAGCCGAAAGTCCGGGCCATCATCGAGCACGCGGGGACGAAGGTCCTCGACAAGATCTGTGATTCGTTCACAACCGATGAGCGAATTGCCAAGATCATCCGTCTGGTGAACATGATGGACGAACGAGCGGCAGCCTCGAAGGCGGCGGAGGCGACGGATACTCCGGAGGGCCCGTAGAAATGAGACCGGAAGGCAGGCCTGCAAGTTGCATAATGGGTATCCGCCTTCTGCTGGAGCAACTTACGGCTGAATTATTACGAGAGCTCGAACTCGTGAGCAGCCGCCATAATCTCCCCGTGAGCCCCGAGTAGGTACAACGACGGTATGCCCTACCAGCCGTGGACGAAGGAACTGGAGGCCGAGCTCGTAGCGCTCGCCGTAATATCCTGTCGAATGGCGGAACACGAAGAGGCTTGGATAGGGGATTGGTTGATAATGACATCGATCAACGGTCGGCCTTCTATCGTGCACGACCCTCGTGGTTCAAACCAGCTCGTCTTCTCGACCTCTCCGGGCCAGAAGAAGGTCGTAAAAAAGCGAGAGTGCGCAAAGGTACTGAGAGCGCTTCGCGCGCACCTAGTGCTGGAGTCTCTCGCTCGGATCAAGCCATAGCGTCCATAAACGAAGTCAGCCCCGGCTAGCCCAGGGCTGACTTCGTAGACAGCTGCGCGTCCTGACTCAGGTCCGCCGTGTGAGCTGCCGCTGCGGGACCGTGCAACGTCCCCTGATCCCCTACCCCGCCTCCAGGCGTTACCCCTTCTGGCTCCCGAGGGGCGTCCCCCTCTCGTCATCGGCAGGCGATGGGTTGGTTATACCTCGATGCATCTGGGGCGCACCTCCTTCCGGGTAGAACACCAACCAGGAGGAAAGCATGCCGAACCACGTATCAAACAAGATCACGATCAGCGGTCCGAGAACACGGGTGGCAGAGTTTCTGGCACTAGGTGTCTACGAGCCGATAGACCCGGCGACGGGCAAGGTGTCGGATTACCAGCGCCGAGCCTTCTCGTTTCGAGGGTTCGTGCCTCCTCCCGACCACCCTGACTACAACAACGACACCTGCTCTCACAGCCACTACAACCACCGACTCGGGGGCGGCGATCCGAACCCGTTCTGCTGGAACACATGGAACCCCGACAACTGGGGCACCAAGTGGGACGCATATGAGGTCGAGGTCGACAGTGACCTCGGGGTCCTGGACCAGCTGGCGCGCGTAGGCACGGACTCCACCGTCGCGTCGGTGGCGTTCCAGACGGCGTGGTCGCCTCCCTTTCCGGTCTTCGAGAAGATGGCCTCTCTTTTCTCGGACTGCGAGTTCGAGTTCCAGTGGATGAACGAGGACTGCCGTGGAGCTGGTGGCGGCCACGGCTCGGCAACAAACGGCCAGCTGGCCGTGGTTGATGGGATCAACGACCCGGATAACCCACTGTGGCGGCGGATGATGATGGACCTGCGTGGCTGGTCGTACGCCGAGCTTCAGGAGCTGCTGGACGAGCGAGAGGCTGAGCGTCTCGCCGACGAGGAGGCTGAGCGCCTCGCCGACGAGGCGGCGGCATCAGAGTTACCGTAATGGCCAACCACGGTTACATGACAACGAAGAGGTTTATGACGGTCGAGCAGATCGATGGTCACCTTCGGACCTTCATGGAGAAGAGATTTCCCGGCATCGACTACGAGATCGAGGGACCGTTTGACATGGACCGCGAGGTGTGCCGGTTGATGTGCTCGATCCACGGATGGGAGCTCGTCGACGAGACCGTGCCGGTCTTGGACCGGATCGTGAAGGCGATCAACGATGCTGAGCAGGTGGGCAAGTGACTAAGACGCTTCCGCAGATGTTCTTCGAGCTAATCGAGCGATCGATCGACGAGGAGGGGGTTTACCCTCACCAGATGTTGGTCCTCAAGCAGGACGATACGCTGGAGATGCATGCTCTAGCCGTCGACGTTCCTCAGCTGATCAACCACTACTGGAACAAGCTTAGCGACGCGAAGGAGGTCATCGTCGGACTCGACATGTCCACGCGGCCGAACCAGGGCACCCTTTACGCAGACGCTCTGGTGTTCGCTTACTGGACCCGTCCGACGAGCATGACGATGAAGCTATCCGACCCGTCCTGTCTACAAGTTGGCGTCATCAACTACCAGTTCGAGCCGTGGATAGTCGATCCGATCGACTGGAAAAACACGCACTGGGACCACTGGGTTCGCGCGGTGTTTCCGAATTACCGTCCGCCGTTTCTGATCCGACTGGAGCACGACACACCAGCACAGGAGTCCGCGCAATGACCGTCCCTCCGCCTAAGCCAATCGTTTGCCGGTCCTGTCATAAGGACACCGGCTACACCGAGCAGTCCATCATGCACCGTGTCATCCCGAAGGACGGGCTACAGTGCAAGCACTGCGGGCACATCTTTCTCAAGCCACGCCAGGTGGCTCTCTAGTGAGTCGGTCCCGTCAGTCAAAGGCGGACCGCATCCAACGCCTAAGCCGTGACTGTTGTCCGATCCACGGGATCGAGTTGGTCCCAACCGGAACAGCACGCGTGTCGTCTGGAGAGCTTGACCTCGCACAGGAGTGCCCACGACTTACTTGCCACGTCGCCGTATGGTTTTCTCCGAAAAACGGTAACACCGTGTTCTGCCCGCCCGAGCTAGAGGGCCTTCACAGCCCGCCGAACACTACCGTGCTTGATCTCCTGGCCGCAGCAACCGAGGACTCTGATGAGTGACGTCAGGCTTCGCGAGTTGGAGCGCGTCTTTCAGCTGTCCGGATCCGAGGACGACGGCCTTCTGCTGCTCCGTGAGCAAGTGCGCGTGAACGGCGGAAAGATGATCAAGACGACCGACCCTCTCATGGGAACCGGCGGATTCATCGTCGCCGAGAAATACATCGACGCCCGGCGCCCTGGAACCATTGGCCGGCTCGCCGGCTATGTTGGTGGCCACGGCGGCGACGTGTGGTGGGTGGTCCACCCTGACATGACAGCTGCGGCCTACTCGACCCACGAGATCGTAGGCGAGGACGGTGGGTCGGCGTTCGATGAGTAGATCAAGGTTCAAGGATCTGTTCATTACCCGGTTCCGAGCAATATGCGCTCGTCCGGCGATGTTTGTCGGCGAGGAGTGCTACAAGCTCACGGCGATCTACATCGACGGAGTAGCGATGGGCTACGAGGATGCCGACATCATCACCGGTGTGGCCAATGAGGCGCGGAGCCACGCCGGATCTCTCATCAACAGAGAGTTCCAGAGGTTCCTCGCCAAAAAATACCAAGGTGGGAACACCTCCTACTCAAAAACTATCTGGCACGACATAATCCCGATGGCGTTGGAGGGCGCCCAACCTAAGCTGACGGATAGACAACTGATCGATCGACTGCTCGCCGACTTCGAGGACTTCAACAACGTACTGATCCGAATGGCCGTTGAGACAGCTGAGACGACTGAGGACTAATGGCCTGGGCAACTCCTGGAGGGCACTTCCTTGGCCTCGGTGACCGAGTCGTCTTCGTGAGGGACGGTGGATACGACTGGATGTGGCAGGGCACCGTCATCGAGTGTCTCCCTGAGAACGACCGTGACGACGGAGAGGTCCAGATTCATTGGGACCTAACTGGTGGACCGCTTACGACATCACGCGGACCGCGCATTTGGTATTCACCCAGGTGGGTCGAGAAGATCGATACCATCAACATCCTGGATAGGATCGTAGGCGAGCTGTGAGCTGGGGAAAGGGTAAGACCTACCCGCTTATAGGCGACAAGGTTCGGCTAACACTGCGAGCTCGGTCGCGGTTTGACAGTGGGATCTGGGTGGTCGACTACATCGACGGCTCCTTGTTGCCGCCCTACTATCTTGTTCCCTGGCCGGGGGACCGCACACCCTGGCCGTGGCAGGCGCGTCAGTCCATCCGCGCCTACCTACACGAGCTGGTAGCGCTAGACGTGTTGGATCAAATCGTTGTGGCGACCCACGGTAACTGATGCCAATCTGATGAGGCTGTGGTACCATCCATCACTGGAGGTAACATGGCAACCAACCCGCCCACCGCAACTCTAGCGACCCTGGAGCGCTTGCGCGCAAAGTGGGGTCTTGAAAACGACAACGATCGCTCGAATCTCATCGCCGCCGTCCTGGAGAACCAGGACAAGCACTTCAAGCAGTTGGCTGAGGAGACGAGAGGTCTAGTCTTTCCCGACACCTGGCACGAGAAAATCGGGGACGCCCTCAAAGCTCAGCTGCAGGCGCACCCCCTGCCTGACCTCTGCAGCACGCAGCCAATGCTCGGGCCGATCGGTATCATTTTGTGGTATCAGCCGAAGACTGGTGGGACGGTTGAGATAACCGTCACCAACCAGACGACCGGTAAGCCGACCCAGGTCACGGTTCCTGAGATCAGGTTGAAAATCGCCGACCAGGACATCTGTGCCGAAACCAGAAGAGTCAAATCTCTCATAGGCGACATCAGTGTGCTCGACCTAGCGGTCGAGGAGTTCCTGACTGAGATCACGCGCGAAATCCTGGGCACGATGCTCAACATAGCCCTGCTCCCGAGCAACACAGATCTGGTATCAGAAGACTGTGATCTGCTAGAAGAGCTATCTCGTACGTCGAACCGTGTCCACCAGCGTACCCAGCGAATGCCTGCCAACAGGGTCATCGGAAATGAGGAAACGCTGGTCAAACTTGGCATCAGCGTTCCGATCAGCAACGGTCAAGTCCAGAAGGTGGGGACTCTAGGCGAGGGGCCTACAAGTAAGACCGTCTACCTGGACCCGCTCTTTCCGAAGAGCCACCTGATGACCTGGTACCAGGGCGGCATGCTTGATACAGGCATCGTCTACAGCCCCTATACGATGGTGACTGTGACGCCGAACTTCGTTGACCCCAACGGCATGTCGCTGCGGCGCGCGATCCGAACGCGTCACAAGATCACGGTCGTGCGACCTGAGTTCTTCCGGGTCATCAAGACGCCCGAAGCGGTCGACCTGGCAACTACCAGAACAGCCTAATAACAGCGAGGACGATGAGAAGAAGCCCCGCGACACCAACCATCGCCAAGGACAGTAGGACACCACGGCTGGGCAGGCCCGCGTAGTCTCGCTCATAACCAGGCGCGGGCCGCAGACGGGCCACAATCCTAGACGATCGACATCCTAGTGTTGAGCAGCGACCGAGCTCGTCGTAGCACTCCTGGTGCATGGTGGTCCTACAGTTCGAGCAGCTCCACACCGGCTCGGGTGAACAGTCAACATCGCCCGGCTCGGGGTGGTCACTCGATCCACAGCGGCCACACGCACCCTCGTGTTGATGTAAGACTGGTAGCTCAGTTCGGCAGAACGGGCAGACTGTCGACATCGCTGGTGATGAGCTAACTGAGAGGGCCAGCACCATCTTCTTGATCCCACCTGGCTTGAAGAGGCGAGACCACATGGCCCGCGCCTCCGGAATGGAGACATCGTGCTCATCGGCGATTTGTCTGACCTGCCGCCAGTACCTTTCTCGTCCGTCGCTTTCCCTTGTCATTCGGTCTGTAGGTAGGTCTCAGCAATGTTGGCGGCCAAGTGGTTATCGAAAGATCCTCTGAGGATAGAGCTCAGGCACCACGTGCAGTGGACTCGATCGGCCTCCAAGAGTTCGGTTCGGCACTCCGGGCACGTCCTTGGGTCGCCGATGCTCGCGAGTTGGTCGAGGACGTCGGGCCCCATCGGGACCGGCCCTTCGATGCTCGGCTCCCAGAGCAAAGCCTCTTCGCCTATGTCTCGACTGATCCGGACCAGCTTGGTCACCGGCTGACCGTAGCCTCCTAGGTCAATCAGATCCTTGATGGGGATGGTTCGGTAGCCGAGTGCAGCATACTCCTTCTCCATCACCCCCCATGCCTCCCTGGCAGAAAACTTGCCAATAGAAGGGGCCATACCGCCGGGATAGGTGCAGGCATCACCGTAACAGGCGCCAGCAGCGATGTAGGCCGTAACGACCTCTGACTCCGTCAGCTGTCGTGGCCGGAACAGCCTGACCAACCAGGTCCAGGACCGCTTAAGGGTCTCAAGCACGAGGAGGCTTCCGGTTGTTCCAGAACTTGGCGGCGAGTTGTGCCATCCAGAGATCGAGATCACCGTCCTTGAAATTTCGAGGGTTCGGCGGAAGGCCGAAGACGTCTACCTCAGAGACCATATCCATGAACTCGTTGAGCTCGTCGATGTGGCCTGGCACGCCCACGTGAAATCCTGTAGCCCTGCAACACCCGCATTGAACGTAGGCGGCCATGACGGAAAACACAAGCCGGACCTGAGTATCCGGCTCTACGCCTCGTTGTGTGTGGCCGCAGAACGGGCAGGGCTTGAGCTCGATCAGCGCGATCTTGTCGTAGGGGATGTCTCGCATACCCCTGTTCTACCGGCTAGATGATCCCTCGTTGAGGAAACCCGTCAGGACCAAGCGGTCGCGGTGTGTCGGAGGCGTAACGAATACCGTCCGAATACCGGGGGTTGTTCTGCGTGCCACCCTGTTGTGCACGCCGGATCTCCAGATCGGACATCATTTTGTAGAACTTCTGCTCAGCGCCGTCAGCGCGCTCGCGCTCGCGAAGAACCTCTTTGATCAGGGCCTCGACTCGCGCCTTAGTGCAAGCGTAGTCCTCGATGCCCCACTCCAAGATGCGCTTCAGCTCGGCAGTCGAGAGATCAGTAGGTCCGCTCATTAGAAGAACTCCAGCTGTTCCGCCTTTGGCTCAGGCTCACCGTCCAGCCACCTAACATAGGTATAACCGTGACAAGTCTTTCTAGGGGGACAAAAGCAACCTAACCGCTTACCCTTCATAGCGATTACTCGCTCTTTGAACTCAGGGTCCTCGTCGATGCGCTTGAGAAAGTAGGCCTCGAACTTGTCTAGAGTCGAGCCGGGCGGATCATCACGATGACGCCTGAAAGGATTACCGAACTCGCCGTCATAGCCGTGGCCGGCCCTTCCGATGTATACGTCGAATTCTTCCGTTCTACAGTTGACGACGCGGGTCCTTTTCACGAGTACTGGCCTAGCACCCCCCACCGCACTACCACCATGTCAGGTCCGTAAAGCTCCACGGCCTTGGCAATAGCGTCCTGGAAGTTGGTCTCGAACCAACGCAGCTCATCATCTCGCGTAGACGGTGAGACTCGCAAGACCTCTCCTACCTGCTGGTCGACATCGAAACTACGAGGCCAGTCCTGGTTGGGGATGAATAGGTGCACACCGTCATCAGCGTCGCTGCCGTTGTACTCAGAAAGCCGCTCGTTGGTTAGCTCATTGAGCGTAAACGAGCTGATCTCGGACTGAACTCGACCCTTGACCCGCTTAGTCACCGGCTTGGTCCGGACGCTGCAGTAAAGGTAGGGACCAACGTAGACGCTGTGACTAAACCCCATCGGTCACTCCCTTTACACCTGATGTCAGTCGTTGATAAACCTGCTCACCAAGTGGTGTGAGCAGCACGCGCTCTAGGTCAGAGCCATCGTGTTGGTGAGATCTTCCGGTAACCAGCCCGCGCGCATGAAGGGCGTTGCGCGTCTTCCACATGTCAGGCGGAAGCAGTAGCGCGAGGCGTCTCTCGCCCCTTACCATGGTCTCCACGATCCTGTAGGGGCTGAGACCCTGCATCGCAGCACGCTGTGGCTTGGACAGCCTGGCCAGGTTAACCGGGTCGCTCATCCTCACCGCTCTCTGATAGGGCTTTGAAGTGCTCGTAGTTGATGAGCACTCGTGGCCCAGTAGGGGTGTCAACCAGGCTTGAGCTGGCGACAGTATCACGGCACAGTCGGCGCAACGCATCGAGCTTCCCCTGAAGCTCCTCAATTATTACGCGCTGCTCTAGGGTCATACCGGCTCGATTATGCAGGTCATCGATCCACGACACCGAGGTACAAGAGGATCAGGCCCGAACGCGTGGACCCGGCGCGTTCTCATAACCTCGGCGGCCAGAGTCTCACGATATTCGGAGGAATTCTCGCTCACTTGCGCTTCCTCCGGCTAGGTTTCCAGACAGCCTCCTTTGGATCGCGTCCAGCATCAAGTCTCTTGAAGATCGCCGTCGCAGGGACTCCCGTAATCTCGGACCACTCGGTGACAGTTCGGGACACGCCTTCGACCGTCACAATTCGACTCGAACGTGTGTTCCTGGCCTGCTCCTTGCGAGTAGCCCACTTCACATTTCCGGGGAAGTAACCCTTGTTGTTGTCGATGCGCTCAAGCGTGTGCTCCGATGATGGACGATGACCAACATCGGAGAGAAACTTCTCGAAGTCTTCGATCCACTCTTCGCAGATCCCTAGCTTGCTATAACGATCAAACCACTCGTGGTTCGGATTTAAGCAGCGGGTTTTCATCGCCCGCCAGGAGACGTATTCTGGCGACCCGTGGTGACCGTGCGCCGTTAAGTAAGTCTTGGCAAGAGTCTTTGCTCGCTCGCGATGCTTACAACCACATGACGTGGTCCTTCCTGTCACCAGGCTGTCCTGGCGGGTTGTTCGATACCCTCCGCAGTCGCAACGGCACTTGAACATTCGCCGACCGTGCTTGTTTCTTGGGAGCTCACACTCAATAACCAGCCGACCAAACCGGTCGCCAGTAGCTACAGGGGTAGACCTCATGGGACCCTCACGCCGGCTCAATGATCACAGTCATCGGACCCTTGCAGCGTGGAACAAGGGGGTCTGGTCCGAAATTATGGCATTGTTCCTGTTTGAGCTCAGCATGCTCTCGACTGGTGGTGATCAGGATGGTTCTACCGACCGAGTCCACCTCCTTAGCGTGCATCACACCCTTCTCCGGCTGAAAGCCGAATACGGCGTAAAGCATGACGATGACATAGTCGTAGGAATGGTCGTCGTCGTTGAGTAGAACCACATTCCAAGGTGGAATGAGACGGGTGTTAGTCTCGATCTCGGTAATCGTCTCGGTCGTCATACCACTCTTCTACCTCAATCGGAGCTATCCATGCCGCGTCTAGATCTTCCGGAGAACGCCCTCATCTCCATCACTGGGGTGAGAAAGGTCTCGTTCTCCTACGTGAACTACAAGGGCGAGTTTGGTCGCCGTCGAGCCGTAATGCTCGGGGTTTATTGGGGTTCGAACGAGTGGCACACAGAGCCGCAGTGGCTAGTTCGTGGTAAGGACCTGGACAAGGATGCCATCAGAACTTACGCCCTGCGAGACATTAGGGATGTCCAGCCCATAGTTGAGGATGAGAAGTGATATGCCCGACCCTAAAAGTGATGCAGACCAGCTGCGGTTCGCCCAGATAAGAAGCCGAATGCTGGACGGGCTGGTGAAGCACCTGCCAAAGTTCTTCTACGCCAGTTCAGGCGCGACGACGCCCGAAGAGCTGAGGGACAGAATCACAGCATCAGACACGTTCTTGGCGATTCTAGATACGTGCGCCTACGAGGCCCAGTGTATGGAAGAGGAGCGGTCCAGTGTTGGACGCCGATAGTTCGGCGGAGAAGGCGTGCTTCAGTATCACGGTCAACATGTTGGAGGCCTACAAGGTCAAGATCCAGAACGAAGCGTCGGAGGGTAGAACCTCTGTCGAAGTGCCAGTCGAGCTCGTGCTCTATCTCATCAGTCGCGCTCAAGCCTGGGAAGGGCTCGAACACAACGAGCGAGTTCATTACAGGAGCAACCCGTGAGGATCGTCTTCGCGCCCCAAACCTTGCCGCCCGTCTCCCACCCCCCGGCACGTCACGCCAAACAGCATTTTCTTGGCTGGACCGACACCCAGATCAGGTGATGTGAACGGCTGGAGAGAGGAGGCCCTGGAGATCCTCCGTAGCGCCGGCTACGACGGCCACGCCTTCGTGCCTCAGACAGAGGACTGGGGCTGATGTGGAGACTACAAGCGTCAGGTCGAGTGGGAGTGGGCCGCGCTAGGACGCGCCGAGCGCGTGCTTTTCTGGGTCCCTCGAAACCTTGAGACTATGCCAGCCTTCACGACCAACGTCGAGTTCGGCTTCATGGCAGCCATCTATCCTGAGCGCATGGTCCTCGGATTCCCCGAGAACGCTCCGAAGAACCGCTACCTGGAGTCGATCGCCAGTGGCGTCAATACATTCGCCCGACATCTGGGTCTACCGGACGCCGTAGACCCCATTCCGGTCTACCACGATCTCAAGTCGGCTCTCCTGCACGGGGTAGACATCGTCTGAGGCTACGTTGGGCTCGACCCGGCGCTGAGGTTGAGCTCCATGTCGTTGATCGCCTCAAGCTGCTCCACAGCTTCCGCTGGAAGCGCGTCCTTCACCTGCTGCACGCTATAGTAGCGCTCTATGTAGCGCTCGTCCTCATCGTCGGTTGAGAACAAGGTAAAGCGGTCCAAGCTCTCAGGTGCCATCACCTGCCAGTCTACGAGATGCTCGTTGATGGCCTCTGCCAGGGCGTAGGGGCAGACAGCTTGGATCGCCTCATTGTCGTGGACGAAGAGCTCGAAGATATTGAAATCTTCAGCGACGGTGACCTTCACTTGAGCGACACCTCTGGCATCAAGCCAAACAGAAACTTGTACCAGTCTGGGTAGATCGATCGCTCGACCAACTCACTAGGAGTATGCCAGCCAACCACGGTGCCCTCCTCTTGTTGACTGGGCGGAGTCGATACCGTGGCCTTGAAGGCCATGCAGAACCAGGGCTCGGCAGCCGGTCTCTTCTAAGAGTTCACGTCGGGCCGCGTCAATCAACTTCTCGCCTGGCTCGACCTTGCCGCCGGGACAACTGAAGCCTCCCCATCGGCGGTTGGTCACCGTCAGGAGCTGACCAGACCCGTTCCAGACGAGGATCTCCACGGATGATCGGAAGAGTTGGACATCGCTCATTCAGGTCCTCTGATGATGGATAGTCGATCCAACACACCGGGCTTGGTGATGTCACCCTCTTCGGCGATGGCCGACCACCAGAATTCGTACTTTAGGTGATACCAGAACCGCCCGAAGTGCCCGTGATCGTCGCAGAGGGCCTCAGGCCTGTCGACCTGGACCACGCTTCCCTTTGGGAGAGTCCGCCTGGACCGATCATCTACTCGGTAGAAGACCTTGGCGCGCGTTAGCACAACCTCTTCGCCGTATGTATAGGTCGGCTTCTCCTCCCTCATACATCTCTCTTACCCGGAATTGGTCACATCAGAACTAGGAATCTCGGCAAGGGCACCAAGAGGGTCTAGCTCGTAGATCTCGGTCTGCAGCCGCTCACCAAGCGCCCGTGCATTGGGCGCGTAGAAGGAGCCGCAATCGACGCACACGTCGAGCAGCGCTCCATTGATCAGCACAGTGCCTACCTGATCATCTATGCCAGGCGTGGAGATACACAGGTCCTTACCGTCCTCATACCCCAACACAACCTGGGCTGGGTCGATCTTGATATCGGTGACCGAGTGCGAATGACTAGAAAGGGTGTGCGTGTGCATGTCGTAGGGGTAAACAACGGTAGGCGGGGTCGGCGGCGACCTATAGCGCGGCTTCGCTTGGTTGGCTATCCGCTTTTTCACCTCGGCGTGTTTGGTCCGTAGCTTACCTAGAGTCCGGTGGGACCCACACTGAGGGCATGACAAGGGGTCTGATGTGTCCATCAGAGAGAGTCTATCAGACTCTCTCTGGCCTGTTCCAGTGCTTCTCGTTAGCGCCATGATCCCAGAGCCAGCCGAACAGGGCGTCGTTGTGCTTGACGACGGGTCGGATATCTGCTGACGCCTCACCGGTATCCGTGAAATACCAACCACGGCCACCATCCATCGATGGTGGGTCGAATTCGACCCACCGTCCGGTGGCCTCATCGATGTCACCAGGCGACTCGCACAGCCCGATGTTTTCCGGCAGATCAATGCCGGTATCCTCGACTCCAAACACCGTACCGAACGGGGGTCCCTGGTCCCAGTGAAACTCGGTAGACAGGAAAACGCTCGTAAACTTGCACCTCAGCCCAATAAAACCCTCATTGCCGTTGTAGACGGCGAGGGGGCCGAGGCTGCGCGATCGGATCCTGTAGAGCCGACGGGCGATGCAGTCGTCGATCCGCACCCGATTCGTGCTCTCCTTACGGCTGTTCACCGGTCCCTTCGGTAGGCGGCCTGGCACTCACCCTCGTGGTCGGACCGCAGTCCCATCGAGACCCCACAGTTGCAAGGAAGCTCAACCTCACCAACGTCCCTGATCATCAACCAAGGAGCGCCGCGATACATCTTGGGTACCTGCTGCTGACGGACGGTCGTGTGGATGTCGTCGAACTTGTCTCGGGGAACCGCGTGCGTTTGACGCTGCCACGCGAGCTCAGGGTTGCAGAGCACCCGAACCACGACGCAGCTGTAGCTGAAGGCCTGGCAGAGCGCGAGGTAAGGGATCAACTCCTCCGCCTTGGAGTTGGTGTTGTCGACGATCACATCGAGTCGAGCCATCATCGACTCGACGCACTTCTTCAAACAAGCGCCGTGGGCGCGGCCCAACCACTTCGGGTCGAAGTCGTAGACGCCGTTATCGTTGATGAAGAACTCATCGGCCGAGCAGACGGTCGGGATGACACCGGTCGTGAAGCACCGCTGGGCCACGTAGTAGCTCTTTCCGGAACCCGGTCCACCGCGCATGATCGTCATCGTAGGCATACAGCGTTCTACCCGATCCAGGTAGAACGCTGTCATGTGGGATGACGATCAGGATGGAACCCCAGAGGACTACGAGCTTCAGAGGCAGCTCGTCGAGGAGCTCGACGCCCGTGCAATGCGCCTGCTCGGCCCTATCCTGACCGCCCTGCCCCGTGTTAACTCGACAGGCCTTCGTGTAGCTGGACTCAAGATAATGTGGCGGCCGGGCATCATCATAGACGTCCTTACCGGCCCCCATGGGTATGGACGTCTCAGAGCCTACACGCAGGCCTACGAGCTGAGTGACGGCTTCATCGACAGGCAACTTGTCACAACCGTTGTCTTGCCTCGTCTACGAGAGGCGATGATCCTCGATGACCTCGCTGACATCTAGCGAAGGAACGACGGCCACTCCATCAGCAGCGCCTCAGCGAGCTGATAACCACTCTTTCCCTTAACTGTCTTCTGGATCTTGCCAGCCGTGTCCAAAAAAAGGCGAGCCTTGCCGAGCCACTCCTTGTGCGCAAATCCGAACTCCCACGGATCGTGACGTGCCGGATGGCTGGATCCGCACTCGTAGCCCCAGCTGCACCCGTCGGTGTGGTTGTATCTACAGAATCGCTCGTGGAGTAGCTCTGCGAGCTTCTGCGCATCGTCGGGCCTCTTATCCCACTCGTCGAGCTTCTTACGCTCCGCCGCGAGCTCGGCCTCTAGACGCTGGATTTTACTCAGGTTCGGAACCGCCATGTTCACCTCCAATGCTTGGAATAGGTCCGATTCCACTTTCTTTTATCGATTTGAATGGAGAGCAGGACGTCGGGTCCGGTATGACGTAGGCAGTCAAGGAGCGAGAGGAGGTATAGATGGGCAGCTATGGATACCGCAGACGGTCAGTGCCCAGGTGGAGTGAGTTGTCGCACCCACAGCGAATTGTTGCGCTCGCCGTGATGGCGTTCGCCGTGTCGTTGTTCGCCTGGTTGGGGTGGGGGCTCTTCGGCGTCGAGCACCAGACGGGTAAGGTGGTGGTATGTCGATGGGCATGGCACATCGACGTGCAGAAATGGGACAAGCGACACTACGAGCGTGTCAGTTACCGCCACCCATCATCATGCCCTGACGAGTCATTCTGCGGTGGCGTCTACAACTTTCGGTCATGGACGGAGGCCCGCACTACAACCTCAACCGATAGCAAGGGTAATACCTCTATCCATGTACACGTAGATACCTACCACGCATACGATCACGACGAGTGGGTTCCTCACCGCACGTTCTCGGTCACCGGCACTGACCGCTCGCCACACCCACCAACCGACTTCGTCCTGGAGCGCCCAACCACGGACGCGCGAACTCAGCATCAGTGCCAAGTAGGTGAAATCAGAAGGCCTTATACCGTGCTCGTCGAGTGTCAGGACGGCAAGGGCCGCACTTGGACAACACTCGACTTCAACGAGTGGGCCGCCTGGAACCCCGGTGATCGTGTGGATGTCAACCTCACCGGGTTTGGCGAGGTGCGAACAATCGCACCGCTTCGAGTAGAGGCCAACGAGTGACCCTGGCACTTATTGATGTAGGTGACCTCCTACTGTGGACGATGGGGGTCTTTCTCCTACTCGTCTCAGTTGTTTATGGACCAGAGCTCCTCAACGCCTGGACAATCGAGCGGCGGCGACAACAGGAGCGTCGTGCTCGTCATTTGGAGCCGTCGCTGGTAATCAAGCTCATCTACCAGATCGGCCATAAGGTTG